GAACTGAACAAGTTGCTGGAGACTGGCCTTCATATTGTAGAGACCGAATTTTCTAATATAGATCGCCCCCACATAGTTCAGGCCCGCTGGGGTAGAACCTAGGGCCAAACTTGTCACCCCCTTCCAATCGGTCAAGGATCCATCTGTGCTGGTGGTTGGAGCACTTCCATTGACACTGATCGCCATACCAGCAGCACTCCACGTAGAGGCAGCTTTTTGGGTAACATTGCCGGCCCCTTGGCCGTTAGTTGCAATCAGGGCAACATTGCCATTATAAATCCCAAGTTGGTCAGTCACCAACCCCGCCCCGTTGATGAAAAATGGAGTGGGTGGGGTCGGGCCAGACCCGATGATTCGAGAACTTCCATTTACCCCACTCGGATATATATACTCGACAGTAGCTGTGCTAAAATTTGGGGACCATGGAAAAGTGGTAACAGCTATGGTCGCCAGATCGGCGTTGCGGGTGACCGAAGCAGTGGTGGTCGGGATGTAGGAGGTTGCAAAGCTGGCTGCTTCCAACTGAAAGCCGTAGACTAGACTCCCTTGGCCGTTTGCAATGGTCCAGGTGCCACCGATCAAATTCCCAGACGTATTTGCTGGGGCAGAGTAGATGTTGACATTGGTGGCTGTGTTTGAAGTCCCAGTTAGCGTCAGGCGATACCAACCACTACCAGCAGCCGTAATCGCCCCAGATACTCCGGACCATCCGGTGCCGCTTGTCGTTGCCGTACTGACAACCCCATTGGTCAGGTCATAGTTGCCAGTCATGCCATTGGCAAATTCCCCGCCGTTGCCCTTGAGGGCGAGCGCAAAGTATTGCACCCCGCTTGCTTTCGCAAAAACCGTCAAGGTGTAGGTGATATTGCTGGCGGCCTTGGCAAAAACTTGGCGATTGAGTACTTGGGCAGAGACACCATTTCCAAGGAAGGAAAAGGCATTATTAGTCCCGTCCGGCGACGTTCCCGCCGAGCCGGTAATGACAAATCCGCCATTGCCCTGCGTGTCCCAAGTCGCATTGGTAAGGGCGTTGCTTTGCAAAGCAAGGTTCGTACTCGCCTGTTCGATCAGCAGCCCGTTGAGTTGGTGCGTCGATGGGTTGTAGTCAAAGCGGGGGCTAGCCGTTGTGGCGGTCTGAGTAAGGACGCCGGTCGAGTTGTAATACCAGGCATTGGTGCCGCGGGAGAACGCTATGCGCGGGTCGAGGATACCGCCCGTCAGGAAGTTAAGATTGAGACTTGGCATACTTAGTGCCGTACTGCCAATGAGCTCTTCCCACAAACGCATTTGGTCACCTTAGTTCGGTAACGCAGTCAACCGCACGTCGAAGACTTCGCCGCTCGTCGGAGTGTACGCACCGGTGCAAACCAAGACGCCGTAGACCACTTTCGAACCACCGGCCGCCAGGAATGCAACAATGGACTGGGACGGTGAACCCTCGAACCAGCAACCATCGGAACCGGCGACGGCGCTGTTGAAGTCAAAGTAGCCGACGTAGGCCGCATAGTCCGCGATGGCAGGCATGGCGTAGGTGTTACGGTCACCGATGTTTGTGAGAGTCGGAGCCGCGCTATCGAACAGGAAAAGCCGGAAGGTGGCATTAGTGGTCGACGTCGAGGACTTTACTAAGTGGGCTGTTGCAACAACCCCACCACCGGCGTTGACACCCGCGAGAGTGAACGAGAGGGGCGATCCGGTGCCGCCGTTGGCCGTAGCTGAAACTTGCTGGGTAGCCGCGTAGGCTGTAGTATTAGCCGGGCGCGTGAGGGTTGCAGTGGCTGTGACCGGGAGGGTGCTCGTGGTCTTCAAATACTTGTTGGCGTCTACAAGAAGCCGGTCCCAAGTGGAACCGTTAAAGCCCTTGAGGTAGGCAGTGACGTCTCCGGAGGTGAAGGTGTTCGAAGTAGCGTCTGCTCCTGCGGTCTCGAGGGCAATGGTGTTGGAACCGCCTGAATCGGTGATAGCGACCTTACCGATGTCGATTGTCGGGGCATTCGTGAGCTCGACGAATATGGCCCCGGTCGAGGAATCTACCTTGACCGGGCTGCCGTTTTTGTCTACGATGGTGACGTTAGTAGTATTGGCCATCTAGGCTTTCCTTAGGTGAGACCTGCCTGAACCCAAGTAAAGGTTACGGTGCCGCCTGAGGCCGATTGCGAGAAGTTCGGGACAACCCGAAATCCGGTAACCGGAACAGTGTAGGAGCCGTCAGCCGCAGCCGAAACCGAAGTCGCCGTCGGGCTGTTAAACCAAGTCGCTTGCGTATAGGGGTCAGTCATGGTATAAATGTCGTCGTAGGTATGCTGAACCGTGCCGACCGCTGAGGCTGCGACATAGACAGCAAAGCCTACTTGGAAGGGGGTGGCCCGAAGGTTAGGCTGCCAGACGATACTTGTGGGAGCCGCCTGGGTGATCACCACCGTGTGTACTTGAGGACTTCCGCTCATGCGGGTCTCCTATTAGACGAGCGACGTGTAGACCGGGATGTAGAGGGTGGTGCCGCCCGCGCTCTTGATTGGCCAGTACCAGGGAGATACGGCCTTGACGGTGCAAGTGGCGTTCACGACCGACAGGGTCAGGTTGCCGATCAGGACCGAGTTCGCGTTCGAGGAGACACCGCCGGTCGCGTTCACAATGCCGACCATGGTCGAAGCGCCGGAGACAGCCAGCGTCGAGTTGAGCTGGGCCGCACCGGTGACCGAGAGAACCGAGGAGACGCCGACCGTGCTTTTGAAGACCGCGGGGCCGTTGATGGTGGCCGTCGAGACGACGAAAGTGCCGGTGTTGATGTGGGTGGTACCGTCGGTCGAGACTTTGAAGTCTACGGTTTCGACGCTGCCCGAGGTCTGGGACGGATCCGAACCGATGGTGAACGGGAAGGTTTGGCGGGAAAAGTTAGACATGGAGCCCTCCGGGGCGATTTTGTCAGGTTAATTCGTAGTAAACCCGATTCTGTCGCCGGGCTGGGAGTTGGGTCTATTATAGCACAAAAAGGGTTAAAATGCAAGGCGGTAGTGGTTGTAACGGTATGGAAAAGTTTTCACTTGACAAACTCCGACTAAACACATATAGTTGTTTGCATTAGCAACCAAGGGAGATACCAGTGTCACTAGAATATATAGCGGGCTTTTTAGACGCAGACGGCAGTATTTGGGTTCGTCAAGACGTACGAAATAAAAATGGGGATAAATGCTACCTGCTTGTCGTAGACTTTGCCAATACCAACAAGGCCGTACTCGAGTCAATCCAAAACGAGCTGGGCTCCGGTTCTATGTATTCCAAGACTCGGCACAGTGATAAACACAAGGACACATATGACCTTAAGATTGTTGGGGTAGAAGCTGTTCAAGTAGTCGAGAAGCTGCTGCCTCACATAGTCCTAAAACGGAAGCAAGCAGAAATAGCCCTGAAGATTCAAGCCGAGTACACAGCCGGGAACAACCCTGAGAGGGAGTTTATTGAGCTGCGGACATTGAATAAACGGGGAAAAAATACAAAGCTAAAAATCCGGAATATGTGCATCGCGCAGGACTGCAAGAATGAGATCTATGGGCATAATCTTTGCCGCATGCACTATCGGTGGAAATACGAAGCCAAAAATCAAAAGGCGGAAAGCGGGCACCTGTGTGCAACCTGTCAAAATGCATTACCGGTGAAGGCTCGGCCGGATACTAAGTTCTGCTCAACGTCCTGCCGAAATAAATGGCACCGACGTTACGGGTGCTATAGAAAAGAAAAACCGGGAGCGTGAGCCCCCGGCCTTTCTTACTTTTACTGTAGTACGCTTTCGGCTTAGGTAGATCCCGAGGAGCCGTACCATTGCCTCCAGTTGGACCAGCCGAACGCATACCGCTCACGGGCTTTATACAACAAATTGCCTGTGTAGAAGTCTTCGTCCATCTTGGTCGCCAGCGACGTACGGTCGAACATCTTAGTACCGTTCGGCACGTCCGTGCGAAGGAACCAAGCGTTGGTATCCGTAAAGCGGTGGTTGACCGTGTAGCCCTTCGACAACAGGCCCATCGCACGCATAGCGTTGATGTCGTTGTCAGCCGTAGCAGCACGACCCGGAGACTTCAAGATACGCTCGGCAACGAACTGGAGCTGCGGAGGAATATGAAGACTCTCGGCCTTAGCACCGATCAGGATGCCGCGGTCGTCCTTGAACAGGCTGATGTTAATCAGCGCGTTCTCAAGGGCGGTCTCGGACAAGTCCACGGCAACGGAGTTGCTCTGGTTGCCCGCCGACTGGGTCGGATGGGTCGTCGAGAACAGCGCATAGCCATCACCACCGGTGTAGCTCGAGCTGAACCCGTTGTTGAACACGTTCGCGGCGAAGGTCTGCTTGGTGTTCGCCATAGAGCGGGCGAGACCCTTTGCACGGACTTTCGCGAAGGTGTCATAGAGGTTGTCCTCCATGGCCTCTTCGGTGATAGCGAACGCCAGAGCGACAGTCTGCATCGTGTAACGAGCAGTCCACGCTTCGGCGGCGTTATCAAATTCGACGTTGGCACCTTCGGTCTTCACCGGGGCAGTACCAAAGCCGGTCCACAGCACTTCTTCCTCGAACGCACGCTCGGACTTCTCGATATCGAAGAGAGCAGTATGTTCGTTGTCCACCTCGCCGTACTCGACGCCGAAGATGGCATTGAGGCCGGGGAGGAGTTCTTTCGCAATATTTGCGCGTGAAATAGCAGCCATTTATGCGGCCTCCTTAAAACGAGCTAGTCGTAGCATCCCACGACTGGTTCCAACGAACCATGCAAATCGGGTATGCGTCACCCGGAGCGTTGCCTGGAACATTGTAAAAGCCGACGAGACGTACGGTAGCCTGGGCCGTGGTGCGCGAGGCCTCCTGGAGAACCGCTTGCGAGGTTCCGAGGACGTTCGGGCTGCCGATGGCTGACAGATTGTAATTCATACCAAAGTCACCCTGCGAAACGGTGGCATTGGCCTGGACGAGGAAGACCACGTTCGGGTCGTCCACGACATAGCAGTAAACGTTCTGATCGGCAGACGAAGTCGCGGCCGGGCAGTTGTTCGACCAGGTGGGACGGCCGGTGGCCTGATCGACCCACGAGAAACCGACTGCGACACCCAGCGGACGCTGAGTAGCCGAGAGGGCTGCCGAGAGACGAGTAACAAGACCGTTCGTGCGAAGTGCGACGGGGTCCTGCCGACCAACAGCCTTGGAAACGGTCGGACCCATGGTGTACTGCTGGAGTCCACCGGAATCATAGCCGTTACCACGACGGGTAGTAGCTTGTAGCCCAAAGGGCGCTTTAGTTGAAGACATTCAATAACCTCCTTGTCTCAACATCCGCGCCCGGGGCCCAAATTAGTTCTTACTTATCTACTTGGACTTGCCGACCACGGAATACTTGTGATCTACTATTGTTCTGTACTGGCATGAGCTGGTTGAGGTTCCGTGGGGAATTCTCAAACAAGTTCCTGTCAATCGCTTCAGTAAGGTCGCGGGTCTTCTTAGCCATCGCTCGCTTACGACTTTCGGAGATCGAGATCGGCAGTTTTGCCAGAGCCAGATCGCCTACGGTAATTAGGTTGCCGTGCTTTCCCGTCATCGAGGGCGCATCGGACCAGATCTCCTCAACATCTTCCCACTTGACAAAGGTATATCCTTCGCGTAACTTGGTCATGATGTTGTTCGAGTCTTCCTTCCCGCCGAGAGAAACGCGGATCCATCGGGGTTCGCAGCCAGTCGCCTTAAGACTCTCAAGGACGGCTTCGGGAACTTCGAGCTCATTAGGCTCTTTCCATTCCTGGTCGCGGGCTTCATCAGTGCGGGTCGGGTGTTTAGTATCAGCCATTTAGGCCTCCTGCGCTTAACGTTTACGGGGAAGAACTCGGATCGGGGTATACCCGGCGTCGTCCTTGAGGGTATCGATGACCTGCTGTTGATAAGCATAATCTTCGGTACCGAGCCCAAGACGGCCCGCCATAGCTTCCTGGCGATCAGAAATTCTTACTTTCCCAGAACCGGGGGTCCTGCGCGAAGGAGCCGCCACTGGGGATCTCGGCTGACGAGGTTGTTCCGATTGCCGGGCATCGGAGCCTTGGATCAAGCGGGCTGCGCGGGGAGATTCCTCGATCAGTCGCTTGGTTACTTCTTTATAAAATTCCGGATCGTCCGACTCGAAGTCACCAGAGCGAAGAATCTCATCGGAAATCGCGGCGGCGAGCCGGGTAGCAACTTCATCCTTGCCCGGGCCTGTACCGAACCAGGGATGCTCGTTACACCAATCAATGGCGGCCTGAGGAAGCCCAGGAGCGGTCGCGGGGGCCGAGGGAACTTGCCGTGCAGCAGGCGCTGCGGCCGGTTTGTTCGCCTGGGTCCTTTCCCACTGCTCGAGATTGTAGAGCTCGGTCTGAGCCCGGTTCATCTCGCGCTGGGCGGCAACCAATGCCTGATCGTCCCCGGACTTGTAAGCGTCGGCAAACTGCTTTTCAGCGGCCGCCATCTTAGCCTCGATCCCCGTTTTAAACGTAGACACCGCAGCGTTTTCACGCCGGTCGGCATCTCTGTTTCGCTCTTCAAGCTGCTTCCGCAAGTCGGCAATTTCTGCTTCACGGGCAGCGGCCAAATGTTCGGCCTTTGTAGCTTTGTCTAGAGCTTTCCGAATTCGCTTGTCGATTCCTTTAGGAACCTCGGATTCGGTGGAGGATGTCGTTGGAGCAGGCTCCTCGGACGGGACGACGACTGTCTCCACTTTGGGAGCAGCCTCTGAGCCGAGTGTGACCTCAACCCAGCCTTCTTTCTCTTCAGCCATGTACTCTTTCTTTTCTCGGGCGTGACCCCGGTTACAACGGATTTAGTATAACACAAAAACGTAGGGAAGTCAAGACCCTAGTCGTTGATCCGATCCGGGCTGTCGATGACCGCCAGGATTTCGTCGTCGTTGACCATAATGAACTTAACGCCACCGACGGCAAACTTGGCCCCTGAATACTTGGGAATCAATACGAAGTCCCCAACCTTACACCAGGGATCTATCCGACCTTCCAGGCGCATATCTTCACGGCTGTAGCAAAGAGGGCCCATAGCCACAACTCGGCCCACAGCACGTAATAGATCCTTGTGTTCCAGGAATTCATCCGGGATATAAATCGAACCAATCTTTTTAGCATTCGGAATAGGCCTTACAAGAACGCGCCACCCCTTAATTTCCGGGAGCGGCTTCGGATCCGGTACCGACGGGTCGGTCCACCAGGCAGCATTACCGGCGGCTTTCGATTGCGGAGCTACGTAGCTAGTCATCTATGTCATTCCTTACGAAGTGCTCGACTGCTTTAGCCAACAAGTCTTTAGCAGTTTCAAGACCTTCGATACGACCGACAACTCGCGCATGGAACGTGGTATCTCCAAGCCCGACGCCATTCCCCAGATCCGTACGGATCCTTTGGATTTGGGCGTCGATCTGGTCCCGAACATTAAGCTGAAAAACTTTGGCTTCTTGCATAAAGGTAGTTTATCACACTTGAGCGGGGCCGTCAAGAACTTTAATAAATGGTACCCTTGGTTTTCCCGCGGGACTCGACACCTGAGCCCCGGACCTTACCGCCCTTAGCGTACGGGGCTTCCGCGTGACGAAGTGGATTCCGGGCGGGGATAGCCTCCGGCGGGACTTTGGATACTTCGGGCCGGACCTTGCGGGGCTGTGCGCCTAAAATTTTATTCGGGATTCGATCCACACCAGTCCTCCATGTCAACCATGATCTTGTTATATTTAGGGGTATTTTCGACGATAGCCCCTGGAACCCGCCACGAAAATTCTTTGCGTACGTCCAATAGGACAACCGAATCCGGATTTGTGTGCTCCCGAATGAAGTCCGCATAGGTCTCAGCCGGATAGTGAAAACCGCAACTAAGAAAACTATAGACCAGATCGAACTTCAAATCCGAGGCGAGCTCGAGGTCCTGGGCATCGATGAACGAATACTTGAGACCCCGGATCCGGAATGACTCTTCCAGGGTATCCCGCGGATGGTAGAACGTGAAATCCTCGACCGAACCATAGCCGATGTCCCGGGATTTCTTGGGGAGGGGCCGGTACTCACCGTCGAGTAGGTAGAGGGCGGTGCCGTACTTGCGCTGGAACATCTCGGACTCGAACGCGAACCCGCACCCGATATCCAAGATGTTCCTAGGGGGACTTTTCAGTAGGGAATCTACTAGGTTGAAGTTGGCTTCTTTCAGTAGCTGGTAGCTGTCGGAAGACCAAGTATCAAGCCAATTAGTAGATTGATCCTTTAGTGTGTCCACGCACTGCCGCCCGATCAATTGAACCGCCGCTAGCCTTCTTGAGGCCGCCCTTCTTCATGCCCAGAGGACCGCCAGCTGGCATACCGCCGCCTGGGGCCACGTCCATGGGAGGAGCAACTTCGGGGGCCGGTTGGCCTACAGTACCGGGAGTCCCGGGACGCCGTTTCTTTACGATAGCCATTAGACAATCTTTCCTTTGGTTTTGCCCTTGGTGACGACACCGTCGGTGCCGCCCTTAGCCAACTTCTTGACAGCGCCGCCGCAAGCATAGGTTGCACTGTCGTCTCCGCGAAGAACCGAGCGCCGGGCCCGGCGGGAAACTTCCGTCGAACTTAGCTTGGCCGGATCTCCGTAACTCTTACCGTCTTTCATCTTAGTAGATCTTTCCTTTTGTGTGACCACGAACGGCTGCCCGGTCGATGGGGCCTCCGGCCGCTTTCTTAATGCCGCTGCCACGGTTGCGTTCGGCAATGCCGAGAAGACCGCTCTTGGAGTCGGCCTTATTGAATTCTTTGCCTACCTTCATCGGGATGCCTACTTTTTGGGCAAACGCCGGGTCGTGGGCAACTCCGGCCATCAGGCGGGCTTGGGAGGGAGATTTGCTGGGCATCAGGACTTCCTCGCGGGGGGTGGTCCGGGCGGGCGCAAGCGGGCGATACGTTCCTGGGAATCCGTCTGGAGCTTGGTCTTGGCGACGTCTCCGAGGGTCCCGATCAGGTCCCGGGCGATCTCGTGCTTCCGGTCTACGGCTGCGGCTACGTGGTCGTGGGCGTGGTCCAGCATCTGATTGACGTTGTCATGCGTCCGGTCGGTCGCGGCGGCGTGAGCGTCATGGCCGAACTTGGCGGCCTCGAGCATGATCTGGGCCTGGTCGTGTTCTTTCTTGTGAGCGAGATCCGCTGCGGCGATGGTCGCGTCCTGCTGGGTTTTCGCTGCCTCAAGGGCAAGCCCACCGACCGCGTGCTGGTGCTTGCGCTGTTCGGACTGGGCAAGATGGCCGAGCTTCGCACCCGCAAGGAAGTGCTTCTGTTGTTCGTTCTGGGAACGAAGCCCGATCTCCTGGCCGCGAATTTGGAGTTCGGCCTGCTTGATCTGAACGTTGTCTGAATGCTCTTTGGCGCGTTGCTGGAGTTCGGCCATTGCCAACTGCTGGTCGCCTTGACCCTGCTGCTGGGCCTGGAGGGCTTGGGCCTGGGCTTTCTGGATGTCCTGCTGAGTGAGGGCCTGGACCGCCATAGCCTGGGCCTGCGGTGTCTGGGCACCCTGGGCAGCGGCGGCCTCGGTGTAACGCATCAGCATGTGTTCGCGGATGTTGGCTACAATGAGTGGGACGACCTGCTGGAAGGCGGGACTGCCACCGGCCATTGGGTTGGAGATGAAGGCGGTCTTGATCTGGATGTGGGCGTCATGGTCCTGGCCGGGGAAGGCGGCAATCGGGTGGCCGGAGCTGACGGTCTTGATATCCGTTAACGGATCCGCGGGAACCGCCACTTTCGGGAGCGGGAGAATTTTGTCAATATTGGGGACTTCCATCGCCATGTAGGTCTGCTTAAGGATTTCACGCATGTCGTGAAGATCCGGGCGCTGAGCAGCGATCTGCATAACAGTCGTAGCCTTAGTGACGCGATGAGCATTACTAGGAGTATTAGGATCCGAAGATGGGCAAACATCAATACACCCCGTGAAGTCCGAACGAAAAATCTTACGGGAATCTCCCTCTACATCGTAGGGGTATTCCTGCGGGAGAAAGTCCTCATCGAGGCGGCGGAGGATCTTAAGTTCCTGCTTGAGAGCCGCGTGCAGGCGCTTGTGGATTCCGGAGAAGAACTTGGTGGACGCTTCCAGCAGAGCTAGTGTAGTACCGACGGGCCCGTAGTTGGTGCTGTCGGCAATGACCTGCTCGGCGGTGTCGGCAAATTTCTGTCCAGCCGCAACAACAAATTGCAGTAGCGCGAACAGGGTTTGCGAAGGTTCTTTGAACGGAAGCGGTACGATGGCCTTAGAGAGATCCTGGGTCGTAGCCTCAACATCTTTCCATTCTCCTGGCGCGATGGGGCTATTGTCTCCGACGATCTTCATACCGCGGAGCTTAAAGCCGCCTTGAAGGTTGGAGAACATGCCCGAATCGATGAGATTCCGGGTAGACATCGTGGCAGCCTTGGCCAAGGACCCGATCAGGTGGAGGAGACCGAGCCCATAGAAGGACATGCCGGGAACGAAAACATAGCGGGTAAACCACTCGAGACGCTGGAACTTGTGGTCGCCCTTACGCCAACCGCGCCGAATCGAGAGGACTTTGCCGGTATCGGAGTCCACGGTGACGATGTAGGGTAGGGCATAGTCCGTGCTTAGGCCCTCAGCGTCGAGACGGGCATACAGGTGCTGCTCGTAAAGCGTGTAGACCTTCCGACGGGGCGGGGGCGTGAACCCGAGGAGCTCATCGGTCCGGGCCTGGATTTCACTGGGCACCGAGACGGCGGGGGCCCCGAGACCTACATCACGGTAAACTCCGGACTCGACATCCCGCTTGAACTCGTCCTCGCTTCGGGTTATGATATGGGTGAATCGCTCGGCCCGACGCAGGTCCGGTGCGCTGTAGTTAACGACGAACTGGTCAATCGGGACATATTCGGTGACCGGGCGGTCGAGGCCCGAATCGTAGTAGGTCTTGGTGATGCCGGTGCCCATGAGGGCGTAGTAGAAAAGGAGGCGTTCTTTCTCGTCAACCCACTCGACCATCTGCTCCATGGTCTGCCAGTTGAGGAATTCTTTGACCCGCTCGGCCTTCTTTTCCTTCTCATCGTCCAGCTTCCCATAAATCCGGGTCCGGACCGGGCCTGAGGGAGGCATGAGTTCCATGGCTGCCTTTGCCTGGAATTTGACAACGTTTTCAATGAGGAGCGGGTGGGTGGCGGTACAGGCACCCTCGAAGGGCTCGGAGGCTTCGTCCATCTTCAGACCCAGCTCGCAGAGCCCGTTGGAGATAAGCTGCTCCCATTCGGCCCGGGATTCCAGGTCGCCGCGGGTATCGTCCACAACCTGAGACCCGAGAGTGCCCAAGATGGATTCGTCCAGGAATTCGGCCAGATTCGAGCCGTGTTCCTTCATCGTCTCTTCGGCGTCCGCCTTAACGGATTCCTCAGGTGAAAAGTCCACCTCGACGTCCCCGCCTTCCAGGGCGGTTACGAGCGGCGACATAGAAAGGTCCGGGGGAGCCTCCTCAGTGGGAGACCCTTTTTTAAGAATGGCCATGTGTCATTGTACCATAAAAAGGATTAAAAGTCAACCAAGTAGCCGTTACCAGTAGAGCTTGCGTTTTTTCTTCGGGGTAGTTTCCCAGGATTCACCAGGTACTTGTAAGGTGTATACGTCGCGTAGATGAAGCAAGGCTAAAGTCATAGCATCAACCTGGTCATCGTGACGGCCGTAGGGAAAGGCGCAGGATTCATCGACAAGAGTTTTAGCGAACGCAGCCCCGTCGGGAAGCCAAACACGCCCGGCCACGAAATGCCGAAGGACTGCCTGGACGCGGGCAATTTTATCTTGACCTTTGCCTGGAGTATATGCTATCACTGGAAGTCCAGCTCGATGCATATCTGGGAGTAGCACTTGACCACTAGCCTTATTCTCGATGACGATACGATCCGGAGAATATTTCTTAACAAGCTCTCTCGCTTCAGTATACAGTTCTGGGTACTCCCAATGACCTCGCCTATTGGCCAAGAGGATGGCTTGCGGGACAGCATGCTCGACTCCTCGAGAATCCGTTTCCACATGGTCAAAAACTCCCCAGACTTGAAGTACGCTGAAGTCCGCGCGCTCCTTCTTGCTGTAAGCTGTGTCGGCACTCATCAAGATAGCATTGCACGTGGGCAAGTGCAAAGTACCATCTGGAGAGCGGTCGCGCCACCACTTGAAGTATACCTCTTTGATAAGAGCCCCCTCAGCCGGGATCGGGTTCTGCATGTAAAGGGCGGACCAGGTCTGGCGGGGAGTGGTGGGATCGTCGCGAAGCTGCTCTAGCTCCGAGAGCGGTTTAAACTCCGGCCAATAGGATTGCGGATTCCCGTCCTCGTCATCGATGATCGCAGGAAACTCAACGACGTCCCACTGATCGGATTTCGAATCCTTGGCCGCGGCATCGAGGAGCCAGCCGGGCAGATCGTCCTCGGCCCACCGCGTGGAGATGATAACGACGGCTCCGTGCTTAGGGTGAAGGCGGGTACGAAGCCCGGCCGGGTACCACTGACGAACGCGGTCCTTGGCTTGCTTGGAGACGGCATCCTGCTCCGAGAGCGGATCGTCGATAACAGCTATATGAGCGCCGCGACCAGCAATACCAGAACCAACACCAGCAGCATAGTATCGTCCACCAGCCTGGGTGTTCCACCGATTGGCAGCTTTACTGTCTTCCGAGAGCAGTGTTCCAGGAAAGATTTCAGAAAATTCCGCACTATTAACAAGATTGCGGATAGCACGAGAAAAATCGGAAGCAAGACTTGAAGCATAACTAACCCCCATGAGGGTCCAGGTCGGGTGCTTCCCGAGGGACCACGCTTGAAACAATTGACTGAGAACTGATTTACCCGAACGTGGTGGGAGGAAAATCATAAGCCTCCGGCACTTACCTTCATAAACCTCTTGAAACTTCTGACAGATTACTCTAATGTGGTGCCCGTCCTGAAACCCGTCGGGCAATAAGAACGGACTCATATATTTGACGAACGTGTAGAAGTCATCCCGGCACTTCAGGACAACTTGATCGTGTAGAGCTTTCTCCAGATCGTCTAGTGCGGTCATGAAGGATCCCGGGGAGGCGGGAGCTGGAGGTTAATCCCGGCGATTTCCGCGAGAGCCTTAATCCGATCCGACTGATCCTCGCCGTTGACCGGCTTGTTCATGTTGGCCGTGACTGCAAACGTTTGTCTCTGGTCGATCAGGAACGACTTAGCCTTCCCCAGAATTTCGAGCGCCTTGTTGGCCGCAACGAAATCCCCGCTGTCAAAGGCGGCCTGGTAGTTCTGAATAATCATATCCTCGAAGACCTCGCGAGAGACCTGCTTCGACCGGCCCTTAGCCAACGCCAGCGCGGTAATCCGGTTCTGGACTCGAGGCTTCTCCAGGATTTCCTTTACCTTCATCGGGAGGAAGCTTCTCTTGGGTCGCGCAAATCCGGCCTGGAGATAAGCCTTCTCACCGTCCCCATCGATCACGTAGAGAGCGCAGAAGGCTTCCTCGAGCGGCGTCACTCCCCAGCGGTTAAGTTGCCGAGAGGGCGTATCCGCGGCTGTGGTAGTCAGCGGCGTACCGGATTTCGACACAGCTTCGGCCGGTACCGGATTCTCGTCCATTGTCATAAATATCGATTCCTACTTTACGAAGTTCCGGCTTTATGCGAGCCAGCTTGTTCTTGAGTTGAAGAGGATTCTCCGGCCAGAACTTGCCTGTGTTCGGCGCATGCGGATAGAGTTCCGCCAAAAGCCGGACGAGCGTCCCCCGAAAGAGTTTCTTCGCGGCCATGTAAGTGATGATTGCCTGAGCCACCTCGCTGGCCTCGAGGAGATTCTCAGTAGAGTTCTTACGGTTATTCAGATAGGCTTGGAAGAAAGCCATGCCTACGCCCGCGACAGCCCACTTGGCGAAGTTGCTCATCCGGGGAAGTTCCGTGAGGACGACCTTATCCCAATTCTGTTGGGCCTTCGCAACTGCGGAGAAGATCGCGCCCATGATTTCGGGAAGCTTCTTATTAAACTTAGCCCAGAAGGTATCGTCGTCCTGGCGCTTATCCGCCGGAATTTCGGGGAGCACTATATGCATCGCCCGGTCCGATAGATCTTCGCGCTCGACGAAAGCCGGGATCCCGTTCAGGATGATAGGTCTACAGGCAACGAATGATGCCAGATCGGTATTAGTATAGAGTGCTCGTCCCCCGATGGCCCCAGTGCCGGTCGCAAGCCTGCACAGCTGGTCAGAGAACCAAGCAGGAAGAGAGCTAAGATTGTCCACCGCAAACACGTACCCATTTTTCACTACCGCCACCAGATCCCGATTATTCGTCGGGGGTTCCACAATGTCCCGAGAGTTCGGGTCGACCAGCTTCCGAAGAACCCGGGTCGTCGTACTCTTGGCCGAGCCCTGCTCCCCGTTAATAATAAGGACCGGGAAGGGCCCGTTCGGTTTAAAGCAGCCGACGATCCAGGCCGCCAGCATCTCGAGGTCGTCCCGCTTCTTGACGGGGATAAAATCAGCAAGAAGGTTCGCGACGGTCTCATTACTCTTGGTCGGGGTTACTTGTGCCAGATGCCCATTCGGCCGGATGAACCGGGGCATCGTGATCCCGGCCGGTTGAATCGTCCAATCGCCGTCCCGGCAGACCACCACCTCATTAGCCTCATTGGCCATATCATAGATGATGGCCCCATCCTGGAGGGCTACCCGATAGTTGGCCTCGTAGCAGGGACGCATCCCTGCCACACCACAGGCCCAGTTCCGGGCATGCTCGAGTGCGGCCACCGCGGGAATCTTGTCCGGATGCCGGAGCGCACACTCAGTATAAATCCAGGAGGTGAAGCGCTCGCTGCGGACCGGATAGGAGGCCCGGATCCCGTTCGTGACGATATCTGCGAAGGGCTCGCCGTCCGGAGTCTTCCAGAGGTGAACGCGGTTCTTGATGACGTCGAACACGCCAACAGTTCCCAAAATCCGGGAGTCTTCTTTGGCGGGCTTCGCTGCGGCTTCAGTCATAACAACTCCTGTGGTGCGTGACCATTTAAGATTATAACACAAAAAGGGCAGAAACTCAAGGTCCGGTGTGTTCCGGCGAAGCCAACTCTAGTCTAAGGTGGGCGTCGAGTAAAGAGAAATCCGGGAGTTGACAAACTTCCCTCTATGTGCTATAGTCTATACAATACCCGGGGTATGCCTGCATCTAGGCGACGATCTTCCCGCCCCGCCCTCCACCGGATTTTGAAATTAAATTACTCGTGGCCCCAATAACGGATTGTGATTGTGCTGTGAGTGGAGGGTAGTGAGGGTTGTTTTCGAAAAGTCCAAAATCTTCCCGGCTCTTTCCTTATTCTTCTTCTTCCTGGAAAAAGGTAGAAACAAGGGTCCCAAGCCTCACAGCCTTTGTTTTCAATGGGTTAGCGATGCCCCAAGTGAGGACATCACAAGGATTCTCACATTTGTGAGCTACAAAATTTGTAGCTTCTTCCCCATTGGGCTTGCCCTTGACTCCCCAGACGGCATTATGCTAGTGTGTCTTCCTCACTAATTAATGGAGGTTGCTATGCCGTTTATCGAGAAGTTGGGAATTCAGATCGCCTGCAAGGATATGTCCGCGGAGGAACGCCGGGCGTATGATCGTCAGCGAGCCAAGAAGAGCTACGACAAGCGCTTCAAGGGTCAGCCTGGAATATTGGGTCTTAGGGCTGCTGAGCGGGCCACTGTGATCCAGCGGGTTAATCTTCTGGAAGAGGCTGTTGCCCGGCTCGAGGCGGAGCTCGCGGAACTTAGGAAAGGCTAACCGGTGGGATTGTACAGAAATTTAGTGTGGTATGGAATCCAGGTGAGCCTGCTCCTTACGGCACTTTCGGCGGGGGGCTGCGAGGCGGGCGGGATTCCCTTTCAGCCGGTACCGCGCGAGCTCCTAGAGGCCGCGGCCCCGACGGGCGTACTTGGCTTCATTTCAGATGCCAGCGTCCGAGCTAGCCTGGAGTATCTGTGCATCGAAGCTGAACCTTGCGTTTGAGTCGGTTTCTACTTGCTTCTCTACTATACGCTCTCGTAGGTATAGGTTCCAAGTCCGGCGCACTTCAAGCTCAAGTTCAGTATGGCCGAACCGGGATATAGCTCGGCTTAGGTAGAAACTCCTATTCCAAAGATACTGTGCCGGGGTCATGGCCCTATAGTCTTTACGGGCTGAGCTCCTTGGTAGAGATTCGACATGGCTTGTTGGGCGGCGAGTGCCTGCTGTCCGGGGCCTACTAGTGATCCTAGATACCCGGTCGCATTCATCTGGGGTGCCATTTGGGATGGCCAGGCCACGCTGGGTGGTGTTGCGGAGTGGTAGGTAAATTCGGGGACCTGGTAGCCGAGTTTGGCGATGGCGGTCTCGATGGACTGGATCCGGGAGTTTGTTATTTTCCGGTTGGCGTCGAAGGCGAGGATGCTGGACACCAGGTGCTTCAGCGTTGATTCGCGTTTTAGGTTGACTTCGTGGGCTTCGGTGCGCTCGCGGCTGAGTTGATCGGTGAGGGTTTTGATGGCGAATTCTAGGGATTCGGACATTTGGATAGTTCCTCTATGGCGGATTCGAGTTCGGCAATTGTTGTGTTTAGTGTAGCCATGGTTTGGTAGGAAGTCAAGAGCTCTGTGACGAGGGAGTTCTTTTTCCGCTGGAATATTGATTTGTGGTAGCTAAGGGATTCTTTGGCGTTCTCGAGGCTGGACTTGAGGGAGGAGATGGCGGCGTTCATCGGGCTTGCCCTTGTGGTTCCGGTTGCGGGTTCTTTATTTTAGCGCGGATGTATCGGCTAATATTACCCCAGGGGCAATGCGGGGATGGTACCTGATGTGGGCTCGGGGGTAAAGGGCAAGCCCGGTGGGGGCCTGCCCTTTGACCGCGGTTAGAGGACGATTCGGTTTATCGTATGGCCTTTCTCGTCCATTAGATATAGGATGTCTCCCTTATTGAAGGTGTCTCGGTAGCTTATGGTTACGTCATATTCGTCGTCGTCGGTAGGATCGGGATTCCAACAAGCTACGAGTACTTTGTCGTCTTTGTTGTAGATATGTACCGAAGTGAACGCATCGATGTAGATTCGGAAGGAGCTGGCTTTTTGTTCAATCATAGCGTACATGGCGAGTGCCTTTCTGTCTGGTTGTCTAATGGTGGGAGGATACCGGATTTTGGAAATCGGGTCAAGGGGAAAATTTGGGAAAAATTTTTTGGGCGAGGTACTTAGAAAAAATTAAAGGGGGGTCTAAAAATATGGCGCGCGTTTGCGTGGGACTCGTCTCCTTCGTCGACTCCACATGGGGCCTCTTTTTCCCCCCGGGGGTC